AGATAGACAATTTGTTAAAGCTATTAAGAAACGAAAGAAAAGAAAATGAGAGATACTAAAACATTAGAGCAATACAGTAAAAACGCACAAAAGAAATTAAAAGAAATGAATTTATTTAAGTCTTTAAAAAAAGAAGTTGAAACAGGTGCTAATGGTACTCAAAAGTATGTAATTAAAAAAGGTATAAATAAGGGTCGTGTAGCAGAATGAAAATTGATTTAAAATTGATAATAGGATTTATAGGTACTGCATTATTTGGATTATGTACTTGGGTTCTAGTATCTGTTGTAGAATTAAAAGAAGATACACAGTTCATTAAAGGAGAATTGTTTGGCATAGATAAAGCTATTGGCAGAGTCTATAACTACATTAACAATAATAAGTAATTTATGAGTTTAGCAATGTACGATTTATTTTATATCTATTTAGTTAGGATTTGTTATAAACTTATACATTGGGCTACTGGCAAGAAGTCTAAACGAAAGAATAAATGAAAACATTATTAGTATTTTCTATATGCTCAGCAATCACAGGATTTTGTAATAACCCAACTGTAGTAAAGCCACCATATAACTCATGGACAGAATGTGTTGTTGCTGGTAGTGAACTCACAATCGCATTTGCAAAAAGACAAGAAGAACTTTTAAACAAGGAAAAATTGTATATATCTTATTTCTGTAATGAAGATAACTCTAACAAAACCCCAACTTAAAGTTAGTTCATCAAAAGCAAGATTCAGAGTTCTTATTTCAGGTCGTAGATTTGGTAAGACTTATTTAGCTGTTACTGAGATGATGAAGTATGCTAGTCAGCCGAATAAAAGAATTTGGTATGTAGCACCTACATTTAAAATGGCTAAAGACATCTGTTGGTCAGCATTAAAAGAAATGTTGAATATGTTTAATTGGATAGAGGATATTAACGAAACCACTATGACAATTACAATTAGACAATCCAATAGTACAATCTCACTAAAGGGTGCTGATAATTATGATTCACTTCGAGGTACAGGATTAGACTTTTTAATCTTAGACGAATTTGCAGATATAGATAAGCGAACATGGTTTGAAGTATTAAGAGCATCTATTGCAGATAGATTAGGTCATGTTCTTATGTGTGGTACACCTAAAGGGTATGGTAACTGGTCTTATGAAATGTATCTTAAAGGAAAACAAGACCACGATTGGGAGTCATTTCAATTTACAACTATACAAGGTGGTATGGTTGCTAGAAGTGAAGTTGAACAAGCTAAACAAGACTTAGACCAAAGAACATTTAGACAAGAATTTGAGGGTACATTTGAAAACTATGCTGGAAGTATTTATTACAATTTCCACCCTGTAGAATCTGTTGTTCAAAGAGAAATAGATTGGACTAAACCTTTACACATTGGAATGGACTTTAACGTGTCGCCAATGTCAGCTTGTGTTGCTCAAATAGAAAAAGAAAAGATTTATATTGTAGATGAAGTAGTTATTTATGGGTCTAATACTGATGAAATGTGTGATGAACTTAAAGATAGATATGGAACTAGAATGAAAATATTTATCTATCCTGACCCAGCATCAAGACAAAGAAAAACATCTGCTGGTGGTAGAACTGACTTATCTATTTTGCAAAATGCTGGATTTGAAGTTAAGGTTAAACATAGACACCCAGCAGTTAGAGATCGTATCAATGCTGTGAACTCAAAATTAAAAGACTCTAACGGCAAAAGATATATTTTTGTTTCCAATTCTTGTAAAATTGTTATAAAAGGACTTACTAGGCAAACTTATAAGGAAGATACCAATATTCCGAATAAGGAAGACGGATTTGACCATATGAATGACGCATTAGGTTATATGATTGATTACATAAAACCTTTGGTTACTCAGATGCCAAGTTCAAAACCTATAAGATGGACAATGAAATAATATGGCATATACACGAGACGAAATTTTAAATACTCATAAAGATTACGAACAAAACTATGCTCATTGGGAGTTCTATATTCGTTCTTATAATGGTGGACATGATTACCAAGTAGGTCAATATTTAAACAGATATAATTTAGAACTTGATAATGAATTTCATCAAAGACTTAATAACACTCCATTAGATAATCATTGTAAGAATATCGTAGAGATTTATTCATCATACTTATTCAGAGTTAAAGCAAGTAGAGATTTTGGAGAATTAGAAAATGAACCTACTTTAGAACGATTCTTAAAAGACGCAGATTTAGACGGAAACAATTTTAATACTGTAATGAAACAGGCTCAAAATTATGCGTCTATTTATGGTCATGTATTTTTAATATTAGATAAACCACCTGTTCAAACTAGAACTAGAGCAGAAGAATTAGAGGGAGATATTAGACCATACTTATCAATCGTTACTCCTGAGAATGTATTTGATTGGAACTACACAAGACAAACTAACGGAAAATATGCTTTAGACTATTTAAAGATTAGAGAAGAAGTTGATAAACAAGGTGGAACTTATTTTAAAATTTGGACACCAGAGAAAATAGAAATAGTATATATCGAAAGATTTGGAGACAATCCAAAAATACTAGATACTGCCGATAATCCGTTAGGCAAAATACCAGCAGTTATTTTATACAATTCTAAATCTCACAAAAGAGGAATTGGCTTATCGGACTTAACTGATATTGCTGATCTACAAAAAGCTATTTACAATGAATACTCTGAAATGGAACAACTAATCAGATTATCTAACCACCCATCATTAGTCAAAACTCCAAGTGTTAATGCAAGTGCTGGTGCTGGTGCTATTATTGAAATGCCAGAAGAAATCGAGCCAAACTTAAAACCATATTTACTACAACCATCTGGTCAGAACTTACAATCTATTATGGATTCAATTAACAACAAAGTTCAAGCTATAAACAGAATAGCACACACAGATGCAATTAGAACTACACAAAAACAAATCTCATCTGGTATTGCACTACAAACTGAATTTGAATTATTAAATGCAAGACTATCTGAGAAAGCTGACAATTTAGAACTTGCTGAAGAACAGTTATTTAAACTATATGCAGATTTCCAAGATACTACTTTTGATGGTGTTATTAATTATCCTGACAGTTTCAATATTAGAGATTACGCATCTGATTTACAGTTTTATCAAATGGCAAAAGCTATGAATATCCAATCGCCAACATTCAATAAAGAAGTTGATAAAGAAATTATTAAATCAGTTATTGAAGATGATGAAAAAATTACACAAGCAAATGAAGAAATAGACCAACAAGCAGAATTAGGTCAATTTACACAAGACGAAGTAGAACAAGAAACTGTTGCAGAAGAACCAATCGAATAAAAAAAAAGGCGACCATATAGATCGCCTTTTTTGTTTAGTTAATTAACTTCCTAGAAATTTTTTCTCACATATTCTTTGATGTTTGGAAAATCTTTTAATTTTTTATAACATTCACTACCAATATCCCAAGTACCCATAAAACCACCATCAGTATTTTCTTTTGACTCAGCATAATTCCATTCGTCTTTGTGAATAAATTGATGATAATTTCCTAAACCAGCAACTATAGAATAATTTTTAGATGTAGCTTTAATTCCTTTACCACAAATAACACATTCAGATACAGCATTAGGAATTTGATTTTCCATATTTGTATCGTAGTGAATACTCATTTCATCTTCAATTTGAAGAAGTGGTTTTTTATAATTTGTGTCTTGTATTAGTTTCATGCTCTCTCCTTTTTTTTATATATAAATCTTAATAAAAATTGATATAAAGGTCAAATAAATTAAAACCTAGCAATTACTATGTTTTTGGTAGAACAAAATTAGAACAAATGGCTGACTTAATAGAAAGATTAACAGAATATCGAATCAAAGGTATCGAAAAAGCTGAAGTAGAATATTATCAAGCACTTACTAAAACATTAGATAAAATTGAGGCACAAGTAGTAGCATTAGCTGATAGAGAATTACCAAGACAAGCTGGTAAATTAATTGAACTTCAAAGTGCTGTAGCAATAAGACCAAAAATCAAAGCTATTCTTGATAAAGAATATTTACCATTTGCAGATAGGGTAGTTAGAAAAGGATTTGGAGAACAAGCTAAAAGGATTGAAAGACAATTTAAAACTATTGGCTTAATACCAACTGAATTTCAAGAACTTACTAAAGGAGATTTAGCTTTAGTTAAGAATTTAAAGCAACAATATTATACTCAGTTTAAAGATGTATCTAATAACTTCACAAGAATATTATCTGATAAGGTATATCAAAACACATTAGTTGGAACACAATTTACAGAATTAGAACAAGAATTAAGACAATCAATTAATGGTATTTATTCAACATCAAAAGACCCAGCAGTTAATAGATTAGTAAATTATGTAAAAGCCAATAGAGATAATCCAGCATTAGCATCAAGAGTTGATAGTGCAATTAAAGTACTTCAAACAAAATATGCTAGTACAAGAACTGGCGAAAACATGAAACGATATGCTGGTCAAATATTAAACGATTCATTAAGAGACTTTGATGCAACATTAAATTTTAACAAAGCAAATGATGCTGGACTTACTTATGTTAAATATTATGGAGATGTAATTCCAACAACCAGAGATCATTGTAGAAATATGATTAATGGAGTTTATAACACAAGAGAAAATGGTTTATTCACTATTGATGAAATTAACGAAATATGGAACAGAAGAAGTTGGAGAGGTAAAAAATCTGGTAATCCATTAGTTGTAAGAGGTGGTTATAATTGTAGGCATCAATTTAGTTATGTTAATCCTGATTGGTATGAAGATGATGGAGAAGAAACAGAAGATTTAATAGAATCTAAACAAGATACTAGACCAGCTAAATCAATATTTGGAGATACTAATTCTGATGAAAGAAAATACTTACCATTAGCATTTGGAACTGTTGCTACAAACTTTACTAATATGAT